AGGATGATACTACTGAATGGTACGACTATATTGAGGATGACGTTCAACTTAATACAATTAAGTCTTATGTATTTCTCAAAGTTCGTCAACTGTTTGATCCACCGACAACGTCATATTTAATTGCGGCAATGGAAAAGCAGATTCAGGAATTCGAGTGGCGATTGAATGTTAATCGAGAAACGACAGATTGGGTAGATCCTGATCCAGAAGTTATTCTCGATGAGGAGGCAGTATGAGTAGCCTCGTTATTGTCGCACTTCCGGCAGAAGATGATTATGTAAATAAAATTTCCAGCGAAAAAGTTCCTCATATGACTCTTCTATTTCTTGGCGATGATGTAACTAAAGTAAAAAATCTTGGGAAAATTATAGATTTTACAAAACATGCAGCAAATACAACACTTACTCGTTTTGGCTTAGACGTCGATCGTCGGGGAGTATTAGGACCGGATAAAGCTGATGTAATATTCTTTTCAAAATCTAAATGGAGTGGAATTGAAACGATAAATCAATATAGATCGTTTCTTCTTAAAGAACCTAATATTCGTATCGCATACGATTCCGTTGAACAATTTCCTGAGTGGATTCCTCATCTTACTTTAGGTTTTCCTGACACTCCAGCAAAACCTGATGAACGAGATTATCCGGGAATTAATTATGTAAATTTTGATCGTATAGCTGTCTGGTTTGGTGATTATGAAGGAATTGAAATTCCATTAAAACGTTATGATTTTGATATGGATGTGGCCATGAATGATGATGCAGTCTATAGTCTTAAGCATTTTGGTGTAAAGGGTATGAAGTGGGGTGTTCGTAGAAGTGAATCTGCCGTAACTGTAAGCGATCGAAAAAAGAAGCTCAAAACTTCTGGAGGAGTAGGACGCCCAGCAACTTCAGATGCTATCCGCGCGCGCACGCTCGGGCAGATAGGGAAAAAAAGTGGACTTAAAGCTCTTTCGAATGAAGAATTGCAAAGTTATGCTCAGCGCCTTCAGCTCGAACAGAATGTCAAGCGACTGAATTTCAATGAGTTGAATCCTGGTAGAAAATTTGTTGCGACTATTCTTGGTAGATCGGGTAGTTCTCTTGCCTCTGAAGCCGTGAATACAGGAACTAAAAAGGCTGGTAAGAAAGCACTTAAATACGCACTGGCATAGGAAAGGAGGTTAGCTTTTGAGTCTGTCTGCAACGGCGTGTCCGATTTACTATGGTCGGTTCCGTGAGGCAGTTCTCCGAGGTGAGATTCCAGTTAATCGTGAAATCTCTCAGGAGATGAATCGAATTGATTCACTCATTGCTAACCCGAACATCTTCTATGATGACGAGGCAGTTGAGGGATTTATTCGTTACTGCGAGGGCGAATTGACTCTCACTGATGGTACCGATCTACATCTTCTTGAATCTTTCAAACTTTGGGCTGAACAGATTTTTGGATGGTATTATTTTGTGGATCGAAGCGTTTATGTTCCCTCGAAGGATAATCGTGGAGGTCATTACGAGACAAGACATATTCGGAAACGGTTAACGCTTAAGCAGTATTTGATTGTTGCTCGTGGAGCAGCGAAATCGATGTATGCATTTCTTATTCATAGTTATTTTTTGAATGTAGATACATCGACAACTCACCAAATTAACACTGCTCCCACAATGAAGCAGGCCGAAGAAGTATTGTCTCCATTTCGAACATCAATTACGCGCGCTCGAGGCCCATTGTTTCGATTCCTTACAGAGGGTTCTCTTCAAAATACGACCGGCTCAAGAGCCAATCGTGTTAAATTAGCGTCGACAAAAAAAGGAATCGAAAACTTTCTTACTGGATCGATACTTGAAATTCGTCCGATGGCCATTAATAAATTACAAGGACTTCGTCCAAAAATTTCTACAGTGGACGAATGGTTATCGGGCGATCTTCGAGAAGATGTTGTTGGTGCTATCGAACAAGGAGCTTCAAAACTCGAGGACTATCTGATTGTAGCGATTAGTTCTGAGGGAACGGTTCGAGCAGGATCCGGAGATACTATTAAGATGGAGCTTGCGGATATTCTCAAAGGGGAATATTATGCTCCTCATGTTTCAATCTGGCATTACAAACTCGACGACGTCGAGGAAGTTGCTAATCCGGCAATGTGGTTAAAAGCTAATCCAAATCTCGGAATTACAGTATCTTATGAAACGTATCACCTCGATGTTGAGCGAGCAGAGAAAGCGCCTGCGTCTCGAAACGATATTCTTGCTAAGCGTTTCGGAATTCCAATGGAGGGGTACACCTATTTCTTTACATATGAGGAAACTCTTCCGCATCGTAAAAGGGAGTTTTGGCAGTTACCATGTTCGATTGGCGCCGATCTCTCTCAAGGTGACGATTTCTGCGCCTTTACATTTCTCTTTCCTTTGGGTCATGAGAAATACGGAGTAAAAACTCGAAGCTATATTACAGAACTCACGTTGATGAAACTTCCTGCTGCTATGCGACAAAAGTATGAAGAGTTTATTAGTGAAGGAAGTCTTCATGTTATGCCAGGAAACATTCTTGACATAATGGAAGTTTATGATGATCTCGATCAATTTATTCTTACCTCTGAATACGATGTTCGAGCTCTTGGGTATGATCCCTATAATGCAAAAGAGTTTGTTACTCGATGGGAAGCTGAGAACGGTCCATTCGGAATTGTGAAAGTTATTCAGGGAGCCAAGACTGAGTCCGTTCCTCTAGGTGAAATTAAGATCATGGCCGAAGAGAGACTTCTCATATTTGATCAATCTCTGATGTCGTTTGCTATGGGGAACGCAATTACTCTTGAAGATACTAATGGCAATCGCAAGCTTCTGAAGAAGCGTCAAGAAGAGAAGATCGACAATGTTGCCGCTTTGATGGATGCTTGGATTGCTTTCAAGCTAAATAAAGAGGCTTTCGAATGAATAGTATTAAAAGTAAGAAGGGAGGTGAGAATGGCACGATTTGGCACGACGTTGAAACACGCCTGGAATGTCTTTACAAATCAAGAAGATCGAAGTAAAGCGGCTCCAAGTAGTGTTGCTAGTTATGGTGGTTATGGAGGACGCCGGCCGGATCGTTTAAGATTTCGTGTTCCTAACGAGAAATCGATAATCTCGTCTATTTATACACGTTTGAGTATTGATGTCGCCTCCATCGAAATGCGTCATGTAAGACTAGATGATCAGAAGAGATATATCGAAGATATTGATAGTGGCTTGAATAATTGTCTTACGGTTGAGGCCAATATCGATCAACCGGCTCGATCTTTTAGACAAGATATTGCAATGACACTATTTGATCGAGGTGTTGCAGCAATTGTTCCCGTCGATACGACGATTAATCCAGAACAAACCGGCGGATATGATATTCTAACTCTCCGTGTTGGTGAAGTCGTCAATTGGTATCCAAAACATGTACGCGTTAGTCTATATAACGAGGCGATAGCCAAGCGAGAAGAGATTATTCTTCATAAATCAACTGTGGCAATTGTCGAGAATCCACTTTATGCGGTAATGAATGAGCCAAACTCGACGCTTCAACGTCTGCTTCTAAAACTCAATTTGTTGGATGCTATTGACGAACAATCCGCTTCTGGAAAACTTGATCTCATTATTCAGTTGCCGTATGTGATCAAATCAGAGTCTCGCAGACAACAGGCAGAACAACGTCGTACGGATATTGAATTTCAGCTTAAAGGTAGTCAGTATGGTATTGCTTATACTGATGCAACGGAGAAGATTACCCAGCTTAATCGTCCGGCCGAAAACAACCTTATGGCCCAAGTTGAGTATCTGACGGAAATGCTTTATGGTCAACTGGGCTTAACTGAAGAGGTTATGAATGGTACGGCTGATGAAAAAGCTATGCTGAATTATTGGAACCGCACGATCGAACCGGTTCTTACAGCTATTGTTGAAGCTATGCGAAGTAGGTTCTTGACTAAAACTGCGCGAACTCAACGACAGCAGATTCTATTCTTTAGAGATCCGTTCCGTCTGGTTCCGATTGAAAACATCGCTGAGATTGCCGATAAGTTTACGCGCAATGAGATCCTGACGTCGAATGAG